TGCGCAGGGTCTTGACTACACATCTGACATGAGCGATGCAAACTTCATAGTCTGCGCGACGGTAGACGGTACGGCGGCAGCTTCGCTGGCATCTTTGAATCTTTCAATCACGAGTAAAGCAACTACTGGCTTCAGTGTGGAATGTGAAACCACAGCTTCGAAGGCCTACGTTGATCTGATCATAGTCTAGGGGCCATCGGCCCCTAGTTTCTAGGAGGTGCTAGAATGGCACTCCTGACACTTGTTCAATACAAAGCACTCAGGGGAATCACTTCAACAGACGACGACACTCAGCTCACGGCAGTAATTGCAGCGGTTGAAGCCGAGATCAAGGGAATTTGCGGATACGACACAGACGAGGATCTTCCCTCGGCTCTCCAACTCACGGCTTGCGACATGGTGGATCATCAGCTCCTGGAGAACTCGGGCATTAAGTCTCAGAGCCTTGAAGGTGCTTCGGTTACATACGAGAGCAGCTATTCTCAGAAGATCCTCAACGCTCTCAACAGATACCGGAGAATCCGCTATGTTTAGCAAGTTTGCAAGCCTCAACCCCGACTTCATAGAAAAGCTGCCGCAGACCTCGTTCACGATCAAATCGAACCCTACGACCGCAATCGACCCGCTCACAGGCTTGCAGACTACTACATACAGCACAGAGACGGAAACGACAGGATATGTCGGTTCGTGGAGACAGGACCAGATAGCCAGCAGCAATGGCAAGCTGACACTTGAGTCATTGAAAGTCATTCTCACAGATCAAGTCTCAGTATCAGACGTATTGGAGATCAATAGTTTAGACTATCGTATTGACGTGCTGGAAATCAAGCAGGGATATTTCGTTCTCGGAGTAAATCCCACATGAAACAGCATGGCGATCGAGATGCATATATACGCTCCAATGTGGATGAACTGAACCGCTATCTTCAGACTCTCTCGGCTCGAATAGATCCCGAATGTGCGAAGTTTGTCGTTCGTGATCTCGCACTGGCAATACTCGCAGACCTGAAACTCAACTCGCCCGTAGTGACCGGGAATCTCCGAGGCAACTGGAATTTGACTGAGATCGCAAATGCTATGGCCTACCACATTTACAACAACACGGAATACATCTTTCATGTTGAGTACGGTCAAGCCGCGAGTGCTGGCTTCGTGAGACGCACGCTCTCTGACTGGCGAAGAAAGGCCCCTGAATTCATACAAACCAGGATTGAAGCCTGGATAGAAAAGAAAAGGAGGGAGGCACATTGACAGCCGCTCTCTATCGAAACATTCAAGCGTCTCTGAGAATGTTTTTCTCAGGAAAGTATAGCTCGGGGACGTGGTACATAGATCGAAAGAATGAGAACATGACCGAGGACGATTTCATCGAACTTCAAACGTCAATGGGGAGGGCACAAGACGATAGAAAAGCGTATCAATACGACTTTGCACAGCTTCTCGTACACAGCAAAAGTGTTGCTACGCTCGATACTATCATTGGCACTCTCACAGCGGCAATAGAAGGCAACGGGGAGATTCCTGTCATGGACTATGTAAATGGAAATCCAACATCAAAGCTCGGGTCACTACAAATCGAAAGATACGAGCTTTCACAGCAATCGAACATAAGCAACTACGCTGTCAGAGCCTTGACAGTGTATTACGAATTCATTGAGTAGAAGGAGGAACTTCTCATGGGAAGACCATATCTTAGAAAGAAACACGTTAACGTCAGATTCTACGACGGCACAGCTACGACACCGTGCACTCTTGATATTACAGGCTATTCCGATATTCCGGAGTTGCCTGAGCCTGTCATAGATGTTGCCGCTGAACCGTACGTGGTAGGCGGAAACTTCAACAGTATTGAGGAAGGCGACGATGCCGTTACCCTTCCGGAGTTTGCAATCACGATAGATATCAACGATGCTGATGTTGCATCTGGAAAGTATGCTCTCGACCAGTGGTTCAACAACCACAAAGATAGCAGCGGGGCTAAGGCGCTCGTGAGCACGAATAATGGTTCGGCATACCTCAAAAAGAGCATTGACGGCACGACCATAAGCGCAAATCTTTCAAAGGACTACTTCACAATCGGTTTGAAGGTTCTTTTCAACAACGGTGGAAGCGGCAAGGCGTTTGGAAAGAACTTCAAGTATATCAGACCGATCGATGCAAAATTCAGCACTTCGGGTAAGGCACAGGTAACGATCCGGGGCCAGATTCTCGGTGCGCCTACCGACATTACTGCGCTCTAAACACGAGGGGCTTGATGCCCCTCGTTATTTGAGGTGATAAAATGGCAAACTATTTTAACTTAACGCTTGATACTACCGGCCCCGCTGCTCCGAGTATTTCGCTTGAAAGCGGTGCTACATATGCAACCGCACAACTTGTAACCGCAACCATCTCAACGTCTGACAGTCCTACAACAAACTATCAGATGAAGATTTGGGGAGATGTTGATACTACCAACAACGCAGACATTCAAGACACGGAACTCGCGTCTTCGTGGATCTCATACTCAACTTCGCAACAGGTCAAACTATCTTCTGGCGACGGAAGCAAGACTGTCTATCTGAAGATAAGAGACGATGTATACAACGAAAGCTCGCAGGCCGACGATTCCATCATTCTCGATTCGACGTTGCCTGTCGTAAGCATTACCGGGCCTGATCTATCGAAGATTTCTAAGGTCGCCGGAAAGAACGTATCTTCGTTCAGTTTCACGGTAGATGGTATCTTTGACGAGTACAAGGTCAAGGCAGTCGCTTCGAGTGGCGCTGCACACGATACAGGTACTCTGATCCCGACAACCGCAGGTTCAACAAACATGAGTGGTTCGGCAGGAGACTACCCGGCAAGTACACCAATCAATTGTTCAATCTATGGAACAGACCTAGAAACAGCGGATTCCGGAGACGGCACAAAGATTATCAAGGTCTTTGTCAAAGACAAGGCCGGAAACTGGTCAGTATAGAGGGAGGGTGCGACATGCCCTCCTTCTTTCTTCTTGAATTAGATACGACGGCGCCGACTATATCCATTGCATTGCCCACGTGGACTACCAGAACCACGGTACCTGTCATCATCACATCAAACGAGGACCTGGACAATTTTCAAGACATCTATATGGTAGACAGCGAAGGCAACAGGTTTGATTCAACTTTTCTTTATCTGGATGACAGTTTTGAAGGGATAGTTGATTTTTCCAGTGCCGCTTCGGGAAGGGCTACTATCTATGCAAGATTGAGAGACACGGTCCGTAACGAAATAACGGCAGAAGCAACTATTCTTGTCACGGCAGAATGGGGAGCGAGGCTCAACGTTACTTCGGAGATAGATACTCAGGATCTGTTTGTGGCAGAAAAGGTTATGGATCTGGATATAGAGATCATTGAGGAAGGTGACTGACGTGTCGACAACTATATATCAGATAGGAAACACACTGAGACTTCAGGCTCAGTTCAAAGACTTTGACGATGTGTTGACTGATCCGAACTCTGTCAGTCTCATAATCTACAACTCTGACTACTCGGTTGAAGAGACGCTCACGCCAACAAAGACATCAACAGGAATATATAGAGCATATTGGACTATCCCGAGTGGCACATCAGGAGCTACATATATCTATGAATGGTCTGGTACGATAAACGAATATCCGAGCCTGAAGCGAGAACTATTCAAGGTGAGTTTCGTATGAGCATTGACGTTCTGAGTGTAAGCCATTACACGTTATCGAACCACGAAGATTTTGATGCTTCGCTTGTGACATTCGAGTCGGATGTCGATATTATAGCTTGGCGGGTCAACCGTGAAGGTACTTCGTATGATACAGGTACGGTTCTTGAAGAAGATGACACGTATTGGTCGAGCGCCGATGACGTAACATGGCAGAGTCACAAAGACGACAGAACATGGGGCGATCTTGCGAAGATAGCAGCTGGTGTGGACCTGACCGCGCAAATCTTTGATACCGACCTTCAGGAAGGCTCGCAAAGAATAAACGTCTATGGAAAGAATACAAGCGGTACGTGGTCGCTCTACGAGGGGTGATTAAATGAGTACAACTACAACGAATCATGGATTGACAAAACCTGCATACACCGATGCTGCGGATATAGCCGATCTGAACACAAACTTTGACACAATAGATGACATGCCGGTTCTGTATCGAGATAGTTCCGAACCTTCCAATAAAGTGTCTGGAAAGACTCTTTGGCAGGACACAACTAATGGACTTCTGAAACTCTGGAACGGCGCTTCGTGGGATACGATAGCGGTTAATAGCGCGATTAAAGAAGTCTCAGATGATACGTCTCCGAGTCTCGGTGGCAACCTTGACGCTGCCGACTACATAGTCGGAAAGCCAGTCATAAAAGACTATGCGGAGGCTGTCAAAGCTCACGGGA